AGCGTTTGTGAGCCTGTAAGGGTTGCTACAGTGCTGTCAATAGCAATGCTAATCTTTTGTGCAGAACTTGTTGTATCAACGCCTGTGCCACCTTCTACGGTCAGTGACTGGCTATCTAAGTCTACATTCTGTGCGCCACCACTGTCACCTACAAAATCTAAGTCTTGTGCAGTTACTTGACTATCCACGTAGGCTTTAATAGACTGTTGTGTAGCTAGTTTAGTGGCACTGTTAGATGCCATATTGTCTTCATCTTTGATGCCTGTAACGGTAGCACCGTCACCTGCAATGTTAATGCTAGTATTAGCAACAACTGTTGTACCTGTAATTGCAGCAGCAGAGTTACCACCGATTACTGTGCCATCAATTTCACCAGAGGCTACATCTACTTTAGAAATGTTTACTTCACCTGTACCTGCTGGTGTTAAGTCAATATTGCCATTAGTATTTGTACTGGTAATCGCATTACCGTTAAGGTTTAAATTATCTACTTGTGCTTCTGTGACTGCACTATTAGTACCTAATGTTACGGCATCTACTGTACCACCGTTAATATCGGCAGTGTCAGCTACAAGTGCGTCAATGTTTGCTGTACCATTAATATAGGCATCTTTAAACTGCTTAGAGTTACTACCCAAGTCAATGTCGTTATCTGTAGTAGGTTCGATTACACCATCTTTGACAACAAACTGTTCAGTGCTTGTACCACTTACATCAATGTTAAATTCTACTTGGTTATTAGTATCGTCTACTACAACTTTGTTCTTTGGAGCAACAACGCCGGGGTCTCCAATCAATCCTATGACTGGACCTTCTGCGGCTGTGCCATCATGCTTGTGACCTGATGTATTTACAAATGCTGCTAGTAATTGGTTGTACTCATCATTACTGTCGGCTGCATCAATAATGTCACCGTCAGCATAACTGGATTGTCTAGTATAACCTGCCATTTATTATCTCCTTGCGTCAGCTTGAAACTCTAGCTGAAATCCTTTTAATGAATATGGGGCTGATGTGCCTCTATCGTTTACTCGTAATGCTATAGCGAAACCTGAACCTTCTATCGGTTGACGTACTAACGGGTTAGACTGTCCACCGTATGTTGCAGTACCATACACAGAAGAACCATAGATAGCTACTGAGGTAGTTGTGTCAAACGGATATGCTGCTGGTCTTGCTACATTAGGTGCTTCGTAGTCATACCGTACAAACAAGTCTGCGTTAACGGCTGCTTCTGGTGCGTAGTTAATAATAACACGGTCAAACGATTTACGAATACCTGCATCACCCATAGTCAAATCAGGTGAACGATACCTACCTGTTACTACACTACCGTCAAAGTCATTGCCTTGTTCTTGTCTATACACGTAGCCATCAAAGTCACCATGAAGAACAATACTTTCACCTGCAACAACTACACTATCTGTACTATTAGGTCTGATACCTTTTATATCTGCAAACTCGTAAGCATCACCTTTACGCACACATATCACACCTGTTGTTGTAGCCCGTGGTGTACCTGCTTTAGAAAAGAATATACGATACTGTGTCTTGTCAGGTATGATAACACTATCAAACTCATCTACGTCTGACAGTCCTTCAAATCTTTCCTGCACTGCACGACTGATTGTACCAAGTTCTACGTCACCAATCTTCTCTGTACCAGCAACGGTACGCAGTCCATCTGGACCTAAGAAAACAATATCACCTGCAAATTCTTGGATGGTAAAACCGTTTAGGCATCCAATCTCTCTAGTTACAGGTTGCAAAACAAAGTCTGCTATTGTATTACCTACTAACTTAAAGATACGTTCTTCACAAAAGATATAAAGTGAATCACGAAACGGAAACAGTCCAGTAATATTGCTATCAACATTAATAGAACCTGCACCATTAGCTGTACTAAAGTCTGTGTCTGTGTAGGGTGCAGTAAATACTAACTCTTGTGGGGTAGAAGACATGCCAGCAAAGAACAATGACTCTTTAAAACCTGTAACAAACTTAGGATTAGACGGTGCGCCTGTACCACTAATATCTGTTACTGTAGTGTTATCGTATTTAGATGCATGATTAGCACCGTCTGCCCACACAATAAATTCTGTACCTGCTAGTGTATATCTAAAGAAGGTATAGCGTCCTGCGCCTGTTCTACCTGAGTCTATCTCTGTCCAAGACCCACTACCTGCAGCACCTTTATGTATCTTACGTCCCCGCGCTGCAAGCACGTTACCCTTAAAGTGAGCAGACATAAGTACAGATTCACTAGAAAGCTGGTCTTGTGGAACAATATTACTATTCCACTTGTTGTATCCTGAGATACGCCTGTACCCACCAGTAGTGGCAGGTTCAAAGTTTTCTAGTTCAAGTGCCATCCCCGGCTGCATTGCAAAGGTTGACTGGTCGAGAACTAGACCACCTTGACATGCAAACACAAAGGGATTAAGGCCAGATTCATCTGCCATTTAAAACCTCTAAAATCCACCCGCGCCAGCACCATACCGTTGTGAGTAAGGAATGTATGTAGACCTAACGTAATCCGCACGGTTCAACAAGATAGACTGCATTTGCTTAATACCATCTTCAAATCGTGAGAAGTTAATTCCGTACTGTTGTGCCTCACCACGATACTGATATGCGTATGCGGTAGCACCATCTACAACTACTTGTCTATACTGTTCTGGAACTGTAGGCACATCTCCGTGTGCAGACAAAGCTGTAGGCTTCTTATAATATTCTAATTTTAATTCATATGCTTTATCAGGATAAGGAAATAAACCATAGTTATTATCTGGACTTCTAAATACATAAATAGGAACAGCACCTACACCTGTTGTAGTTTCTTGTTCAATATATTTTTGAGTATATTCTTTATAATCCATAATACGCAAAGTAATACCATTTACTGCAAGCGTATCATCTTTGCTAATTCTAAAAGTATCATAGTCTACAGACTGTGAGTCTGCAGGAATAGTGTAGCGTGTTTGACCAGCTACTAATGTTTGAGTATGTGTATCATGTGTAAAAGGCCAACCAAACTCTCGCTGGTTGACATAGTTAATAGCATCGTTTACCGCATTCTTACACTGAACTTGAAAGCCACGCGCAGACGCAAAATTAGCTGACGTAAGAGCAACCTCATTCATACGTGCAATGACTTCATTAGTAATGTCTAGGTAAGTGTATGCCATCGTGCATCCTTATAAAATGAAAGTAAAGGGGCAAGTTGCCCTGCCCCAATACTACTATGTTATTTAAGCAAAGTCACGTGCTACTTCTTGAGCAGTCAAATCGCCTTCGTCATTGCAATCCATGATGACAGCCCAGATACGGAGTTTACCCGTAGTAACTGCGCCACCTGACAGGGTAACAAGTTTGAGGTCGATGTTGTCATCAGCAACAGCCATCCGTGGAGAATAGGCTGCTGGGTTCTGTGCTACAACACCTGCTGCAGAAGTTCCGTCAAAACCATCAACGAAATCTTCAGCTGCAATCATGCCAAGGTCTACAGTAAGAGTAGAACCGTCAGAGGCAGTATCAACTTCAATACCTGCATTCATCACCATCATGCCTTTTTTAACAGCAATTACTGGAATGACATCGCCAGCGGCAAGTGCGCCACCTTTGTCAGACAGTGCTGTTGCAAAGTCAAATGTGGTCTGAACCATGTATGGATTACGCCCACGCTGCGAGTTGCCACGTGCGGCTTGGAGAGTGTTATCACCTAGTGCCATAATCTATTCTCCTTAAACCAAGCAGTATTTGGCGTTAACAAGTGCTTCAGGACGAAGAATCTTGCGGCCATACAGATGCATACCACGGACAATATCAGCGAAGCTGTCCGGGTCGCGGTAAGTCTCAGTCTTGTTGATTTGGTCAGCAGTAGCAACGGCTGATGAATGACCACCAACAATCACACCAAAGTTATTAGCATTGGTTCCACCAGTAGTAGAAGGACCAGTACCAACTTTAGGCAGGTTGTTAGAGACATGGACTTTAAAGCCATGCAGGTTATTCAGAATCAAACCATTCTGCAGACCAGAACCACCAAAGTCTGAATCAAACAAACGTGAGTCTTCGTCTTTCAGCAGTTCAACAAACACTGGGTCAACAACCAACCAACGTCCCTGAGAGTCTACGTTTTGCAGGTCAAGTTGACGTGCCATACGTGCAATCACGGTAAGTGGGTTAGCTACACCAGCAGTTGTAGGAACAGCTTCTGATGCGCGAGGCTTCAGACCGACACAGTTAGCAGCATTACCTGCGTTGAAGTCGGATGCGTTCAGCTTCATGCTTGCCAGCAGTTCGTCAGAACCAGCAGTTGTAACTGACTTAGTACCGTTAACTACGTTGTTAACAGTGTCAGGTGTACCACTAATTGCAGACTGCTTAAAGCCTGACAGGTAGCCAAGAACATCTTGGTCAAACTGGTCGGCTAGGCGGTATGCTGCACGGTTGCTTGAGAGAGACTCAAAGTTTACGTGCGAATGTGCTTCTTCAATGTCGTCAACTTTGAATGCAAAGTAGTTTGCTTTGTCAACGGTCAGTGTGAAGTCTTCATCGTCAAGGTCTTGCGGCGTGATTGTAGTACCACGTTCGTATGCCTTAACAGTGATTTCGGGTTCTTTAATGATTTTAACTGAATCACCAAAGTTTGCGATTTCACCAAAGTAGTCGTTATTCGTAATTGCGTCACAAACAGCGGCCTTGCGGAATGCAAGCTGCACCTGTTTGGAGTAAATTACCGGGCTAAAATTACCATTAGGTAAGTTGTTGTAACCCGCTGCTCTTGGGAAAGCCATAATCCATCTCCTATTGTTTTGGATTGTACAGATGCAAACAGTACAATTCTTTGCAGAGGCTGTCTAACGTAGGGTGTATCTTATACAAGGGTTGCAACCAATGTACTCAATAGGCCATGCTAATCAGGTAATCTTTAAGATTTTTGTCGTTTGCGGATTGACAATGTAAACAAGTAGCTAACCCGTTTACATCATACATGACTATAGTTATACTTATAAATAAGTACTTGTCAACTCTTTTTTATCGTGCAGAGCCAGATAAATCATAGATAAACTTACCACTACGGATAGCATCCATGATTTCATCTGCGTGTTTCTCATACTCTTGTGTAGACATTTTGTCTACATCTGACTCTTTAAGGTATGTAGACGCTTCATCGCTTTGCGGCTTGCTTCTTTTATTCTTTGTCGAAACCGCCTCTGCTGCACTCTTATTGCTCTTGCTCTTAGTTTCTTTGCCAATGCCTCTATCTGATTTGTAGAGGTCGATTGCTCTTGCTGCTGAACGTGCGTCATTATCATTCTCGTACAGTGCGTCTTGTACCCACTTAGGTTGTTCTTCTGCCCACTCGTGGAAGTCATCACTGTCACGAATGTCATCAAAGTCTGGATGCATCTGCATTAATGCTGCTTCTGCTTTTTCTTTCGTAGCTGAGTTTTGTAACTCATCAATTGCTTTAAGACGTTCTTCAAGAGCAGTTGATTGCTCACGTGCCTTCTTCATTGCAATTGTTTCAACGATAGCTGCTACATCAGGATAGTCTGAAGCCCATTGTTCAATGTCCTCATCGGACTTAGGCAACTTCATTTCTTTCTTAGTAGCACTTTCCAGTTGACTTTTAAGCGCAGCTAGTTCAGTCTTAAATTCTTCTGCTTGTTTCTGCTGATGTCGGCGTAGGTCAGAGTAACGCTTCTTAAATGTTTTCTCTTCTGCGCTAGTAGGTTCAGCTTCTACTTCCTCTACTTCTTCTTCACCGTCACGTGCCTTCATCAGTTCTTCTAGTTCTTCCTCATCACGCTTTACTCGTTCTTCTTGCGTGTAAGGTTTATTTACAAATGCTGCCTTTGGTGTTGACTGCATTTCTTCTGCCATGATTGTATCGTTCATTGTATTCTCCTTGTTGGGGCCACCGTAGCCACACTGTCGGGCATGGGGAGTGAGTAGCCAACGAATTGTGGATTATTTTTTAGAAGCTAATCCACCACGCTTCATTTTCTTCTTAACTTTAGGTTTTGGTTTAGAAGCTAGGCCACCTTCATTAAAACCTCTACTATAATCTCCTGTGCTTACTGCTTCAGAAACTGCACTTGCTGTATAATCATCTGAGGCTTGTTGAGCAGTAGTATCATTACCACCAGAATCTTGATACTGCCCACTAGCTATTTCAGATTGTTCTCTTGATATTCTTGCGGCAGTAGCGGCAGCATCTTCTTTTGCTTTCATTTCTGCTCTTGCTTTTGCTTGGGCTTGTTTAATGTCAGTTTTTATTTGTGCCTTTTCCACTTGTTCTGCAATAGCATCTTGACGTTGTTGTTCTTTGGTTCTTTTATCTTTATCCCGTCTTTCTTTTTCTTCTTTTATTTTTTGTTCTGTTTCTTTTCTTGCTTGTGCAGATTTTTTCAAATCATCAAACATAGTTTTTACTTCTGGTGAATTTACACCACCATCTGCACCCGCAATAGTATTTTTAAGAGCATTATATTCACTTCCTTTAAGAGTAAATTTACCGTCAGCATTTTGAAAAGTAACTGTAGCACCTGACGGTAGTGCCTTGCCTGTTGCTAATCCAAACACACCCTGAACAGCACCCGCAGGACCCGGTAAACCACCCATATTACCAAAAGATACACCATATTTTTCACCAGCTACACTTAAACGTCCTCCACCCGGACCATATATTTCTTCATCAGTAGGACCATAAGAGTCACGGTCTTCCCCACCTGTCTGTTCTTCACGTACACTGGTAGTTTGCGGTGTTGTAGGTGCTACAGTTGCTTCTTCTACCTTAGTAGCCTCTGGGTCTACAAATGTATAGCCTTCTGGTACAGGGTCTAGTAAGTCACCTGTTGTTTTACTTTTACGTAGTTTAATAATATTACCTGCTTCATTCTTATATTCTACATATTCAAAATCCACGCCGGGAACATTCTCTCCTACAAAGCCTTTAAAGGTAGGAACTTCTGCAGGTTTGTACACAGGAGCAGTAGGCACTGCAGCTTGTATAGGTTGTACATACTGACTTGATGCAGCTTGTTGTGGTACGGCTGCTACGCCCGTTGTTGGTGCATCAGCTTTTTGCATACCACTAATACCATATTGCTGCTGCTCTAATGTGCCGGGAACAAAACCACCAACATTATACTCCAACTCATCTTCCATGTCAAGGTCATTAATGTCAAACGGCAAATCATCTGGCATAGTAGCTTCTTCGCTATTACCCATTTGACCCATCTCTTCCATTTGTTTCAACCCCATCTTAGCTTGCTGTCGCATCTGCATAAGATTGTTAAGACCAATAAAGCGCACTACATCAGCAGGGAATACAAACTCACCTTCACTTAGCTGTGCTGGAATGTCATCACGTACTTCTTCTTGTGTAGAACCGGGTGGCACATCATTGCCGGATACAGGGTCTACTGAACCACCTTCATCTTTGAGTCCACCGTCCTCAAACATTTCCATTTGTTTTTGCATTGGTACTGCTCCACCTTCATTAAAGTGCCGTAGTATAGGGACATACGGCTTTATAGTTTCATACATACTTTTTTCTTCTGGTATGTCTTGTACTCTTTCCATAGGAAACTTTTCGTCTTTCATAGGAATATCTTTGCCTACATCTTGTATAGGTTCATTTTGATTTATGTTTTGTTCAGAAGATAATTCTTTAAAATACTTATCAGTTCTATTTCTACGTTTATCAGAATGTGGTATCCCTGCTTTTTCAAAACGGTCAACAAATGCATCTGCTATATCACGAGGATTTTCGGTAGTATCTAAATATTGTTTAAGTACTTCAAGATCACCTTTTCCAATTTTTAACTTAGATTTCCATCCTACGTCTTTATCACTCTCTGCATATATAGCATCTAATACGTAGTCTATTTGAGATTCGGTACTGTCTTTTTTACCAGAATCTTCTAAGTATTCTTTATACCAAGATTCATTACCTACACCTTTTTGATAATCATCAAATTGAAATAATCCTACACCCCCACCTTTTACTGTTTCAGGATCGCCAGCACGACCAGATACTGTTTGTTTTTGGGTAAAGTCAAAAGAACCACCTGTTTCAACATCTATATTAGCTAACATAGCAGCTATAGCTTCTTTACGTAATCCTCTTTTTTGTAAATGTTCTACAACTTTATTTTTGTTTGCTTTATATACTTTACTACGGTCCTCTTTAAACCTTTCAAAAGCATCAGGGGATTTTGACTTAGGTAATTCCATTTATCTCATCTCTTAGTTGTTTTAGCCTACGTAATACAGTTATTGCACCTTGTTGTCTATGCAGTGCAACAGTATCCGTTGATTGTTCCATTACCTTGTGATGCTGTTCTATTGCATCATCTAAGTAATTATTGAATGCCTCCCATTGGTGGTTGTTGCCCACCAGCGGCTTGAGGCTGCTGAGTATTTGCTTCTTGTCCATTTGCACTAAATCCTTGTTCACCCGGTACAGGAACTTGTCCTGTGCCTATATTACCACCACCTGCGCCAGTTGGGTCCATTGGACTACCAGTAGCCATACCTTGTTCTGGTTGTGCAGGTGCTTGGAAGCCTTTCATAATCTCTGCTTGCAGAGCAGCTTCATCCATATTGTTGGTTACTTTGTCGGGGTCTAAGTCAAGTGATGTTGCAATCTCACGGATTACATATTGGAACTTAGCAAAAGGTGCAAGTGCTGGGCTACTTGCTACTTGTAAGAACTGCATCAAACGCTGGCTACGTACTTCGTTAGCCATAAGACTTTCAGTTCCACGTGCCTTAACTTCTAAGTCGCCTTTAATTTCAGGGTCAAAGTCAAACTGCATGTTAAAGCGGAAGAAACCTTCACCTAGTGGGCGTAGTAGATAGTCATCTACATTCTTTACTACCGTTTTAATACCACCCTGTGCCGCACCCATAAGCATTGATATGCCGGATGCAGTACGACCTACGCCAGATACTCCTGTTTGCCCATGAGCAAAGCTAGGCATACCTGTGCTTTCGTCTGATAACTGACGTGCTTTGTCAAACAGCATCATATTCTCTGATGATACATTTGGAAACTTAGTTCCAAAGATAGCTTGACCCGGCGCACCACCTTGCCTACGAAATACCTTGCCCGGATATAGTGACAAGTCCTGACCCGGCACTAGATTAGTTTCATCTAGTTCCATAATCAAGTTACCCGATAGGACAGCGTTATCGACAGCCATACGCATAAACCCATTCATAAGAGTTTGTGTGTCATCCATGTTCTCTGCAATGCCCACCCCAAAGAAGGAGTAAGGATTCAGTTCGTATGGCGCAGCATGATAAGGAATCTTGCTAGGCTTGAATGGGTTAAGAACCATACGAATAAGTTTACCATTACATACCCACACGTTTGCTTGTAGTTCATCAAAGTCTTTTAACTCATCTGGAATAGTAATGTCTTGGTCTTCAAGCATGTCTACATCAACCATACCCCAATACTCAAGAACTTCAAATCGTTCAATAGATGTTTCAGGTGCATAGTCAGATAGGTCATCTTCCCAGTACTTCTTTGTGTAGTTCTCGCCAATAGCAATAACTTCATCAATCACTTGACCACGGAAATATGGACGCTTCTTGAGACTACGTAGTTGTGAACGTGACATCTTATGTCGTTCAATTACGTATTGCGCTTCATCCATGTTATTCGCATCAGGGTCAGGATAAAAGTTCCAAACAGATACATGCTGTACTTGCGGAACTGTTTTAAACATAGGGTCATAGTTACCTTCATCATCCCAATTAGGATACTCTTTGTCTGTAGCAAACGGACCTTTCATTACACCTGTACCAAACAGTGCCATCTCAAATGCAGAGTTACGCATATGTTTACCCGCACCAGACTCTTCTAGTTGGTCGTGTATTTTCTTCTGCATCTTCTTAGCAGCAATCATAGCAGGGCTAAATGTAATTGCTGTAGGTGTTTTGCCCGGACCTTCTTTTAGTTTGTCAGATACAGGTTCTAGTTTATTCTGTACTACGCCTAGCTTCTCTTGCAGTGACTGTGCAGTAGCACCCGGCTCCAAATCGTTGCCATCACCTGCAAAACCATATGGGCTAGTAGATAATGCAGTGTCACCACGTAGTTGCTCTGGTTCTTGTGGGTCAAAGTTTACATCTTCTACTACACCTTCTGGTAATTCAGTAGGGTCTACAGATAAAGGGAAACGCTGATTAGCAAACAAGACATCTACAATCTGTCCGTAAGCTGCCAGCGTCTTTGTCTTAGTTACTTTAATAAATACGCGAGACTTCTCTGCTTCAGTAAACTGTACATCAGGCCCATATAGACCACGGTAGTTACGATAAGCACGTAGCCAACGGTCTTCGTCTTGTTCACGATAGTCTTCAGAACGCTGGTATCTTTCGTTAATAAATGGAATAATAGATGCTACATCTGCATCAAACACTACAGAGTCATCTGTGTCTTCTAATGCGATTGCATCGTCTTCAATCATAATTTCATCTTCAGCCATAGTTTTTTCCTTAATAACCAAATGTACTGTCTGCTACACGCATACCAGTGCTAGGTCTTCCCATAGGGTCGTAATCAAATATACTAAATCTTGGTCTTGACATTATTCCATATCTAAGGGCATCATACAAATGGTCTTCACTGTGCGTATCAATGTCTTCTGGATTTTTCTTATCAAGCGGGATGGACGGTAACTGTGATACGATATTTGTGCAGCTATTAAAGAATACAAGTCTAGGCTCCTCTGTAAATTCATCTACCTGCAAACGCCTGTGTATTTCGTTCTTACCTGCTACACGGCTACCACGGCTTCTATCTGATGGCCTCCAACGACATCCTCTACTAATCATTGTCTCTGCAAGGCTAGGACCAGTATCGCCACGTTTATGCCACAGAGAAGAATCAAGCACACCATACTTAATAGTACCATCGCCAGACTCTACATCCAGTATCATATCTGCCAAGTCTGCGGCAAGGACTTTAGAAACGTAGAGTTCTCTATATACCACAAGCTGTTCGTTAGGTGCAACAGCGAACCAAACAACACCAGACTTACTACCATAACCATAGTCACAAGCCCTAAACTTAACCCA